TAATGTTCAGGAAGATAAGACCAAATAATTTAGATAAAATAAATAGACTTCAATCTATGAAAAAATTACCTATTGGAGCAATGGGTGAAAGAGATTCACGTATAAATAAATTAATTAACAAACTATACAATAGAAAGGAAGACTATGACAGATCAAACTAAATGGGGTATTGATCTTGTTCACACGAAGAATAAGGCAATAAAAAGGCAGAAAGACATTGTAACAAGATCCTTGGCTGAAGTTAGTAAGTTAGAGGAGCAATATATCGTAGAATTAATGATGGAGATTGAGGCAATATATGAGCGAAAGTATGGCGAAAATAAGGCAGATAAGGTTGTTCTTTAGAACAATTCTAAAGTATAGGGGCTCATGGAGCACGGACCATGGAACCGTGGAACCTCGACGGAACTTTTTTTTCGCTCTAGAATCCCTCTTATATATAGTAAATTTGCTCAAAGTTAATAAAAGTTCCACGTACCATGAGATTTTTTTCATCCATTGTAAAAAATGTTTTTGGTCTAGAAGGGTATATATAGTATAAAAGTTTATGCCTAGGAAAAGAAGAAAAGTATCATTAACTGATAAGTCCACCGATATACCTTATCCTAAAGTTAGAGTGGAGTGGATTGATTGCGTCAGTGACTCTGGCTGGGCAACAGATAAAGATTTTGATAAGATGAAGTTAGCAACACCTATTAATGAAGGTTGGTTGTATTCTAAAGATAAAAATTCTATAAAATTATTTGCGTCTTATGATAAAGATGATGATGGTATTACTTTTGGGGATCGGACGATGATTCCTCGGGCTTGGGTAAAGAAGATTCAGAAACTTTAGATGGAGTCACATCAATTATCTGCGAGTAATCGTCTAAAATCTGTTTCATTTTTGCTTCTAGCTCTTGTTCTGACATGTCCTCTAATTTTCCTGTTTTTATTATCTTTCTATCTATGTATAATCCTGCTGCTTTTCCTCTGTTTGCTTCCGCGTTCACTGCTGATGAGAATGATCCTTTCTTCAAAGCAGCTTCTCTGAGTCTTGCAAGTTCTGCAACATGACCTTCGTAAGTTACTTCATGTTTACGTAATCTTTCTTCTTTTAATTCACCAATATATTTTACAACAAGAGGGGAATATTTTGGATTAGTTAGTTCTGATCCTTCTCTCATAGCTCTATCCTTACTGTATCCAGCAGCGATAGCAGCTTCACGTTTAGTCATTGGTCCATCCGGTCCACCGAATACTAATAACTCAGCAAAGCGTTGTTGCATTTCTGTTAATCTTTTTGGAACTCCCATAGTTGACTTTTTAAGGGAACTATCCTATATTGTCAAGAATGAAAGTACATAGAAGTAATCAAGAATTACAAGACATAATAGAAGGATATAAAATGTTATTAGAAGAACAAAAGAAAGAAATCTGGCAGTTAAAACAAATTGCGTCAGAAAATGAAAAAAATAAAAACTTGTTGCAAGGTTATAAAAAAGTGATACAGGACTTATCAACTAAGTTGAGAAAGGATTCGTGAGAGTACAGGACTTACAACAATTTTTAGGTTCTTTTACTAAGGGGTCTGATGCAGTTAAGAACGCAGTCATCTTTGTAGAGGTCAATGGTAAATTACATGCTATCAGACGTATGGAAGTGCATGAGAATGTTCATCCTATCATAGGCCAACCTGGTCACCACAGTCATAGATTAGTTCTTAAAACTCAGAAAGCATCGAGTCTTATCTTACCTGACAAGCTTCAAAAGGACTACTAAGTTCCCTTGAAACAAGAACGTAAATTTTATGAAAAAATTAAAAAATCTATTCCACATATTTCGTGGATTCGACTGGAAAATAATAGCTTACTTGGCACTCCTGATCTATTGGCCTGTAATACTTCTGGCCACTTTTTTACAGTAGAACTGAAGGTATGCAAGGGGAATAAAATAAGGTTTTCTCCACATCAAATTAGCTTCCATGTGAAGCATCCACACAATACATTTATCATGGTCCAGGCCCTTGGTCCGGGTGCCGTGAAACTTTACCGTGGCTCTAGGATCTTGGAGCTTGAAGCTTGTGGCTTGGAGCTTGAAGCTTGCTGCTTGGGGCTTGACGCTTGTGGCTTGCTGCTTGAAACGCTTGGAGCTTGAAGCTTGACGCTTGCAGCTTGTTGCTTGAGGCCCGGATCCGGCGCACGCTCTACCACACCGTCGCGTGGACTTAAGCTAATGGCCTGATCCGATTTATTACGCTTGCGTAATTCTGTATAATACTTTGGATGTTTAAATTCGTGCATTAGTGCTTACCATATGAAACTACTTTTACATCACCATCCCAACATTGTCTACAGCTGCCACACTTGCCGCCCTGACTTGGGGCTGGGCAGGTTGCGCCAGTGTCAACAACCATTGAAGAGTTTGGCCAGGTGTCGTTGCGCTGGCCCATCATTGGCGGGCTGAACCTTATAACAAGATTGTCAGGCTTGCTGGCCAGATGGTCCTTGATCCACGCTTCACGCGTTGGCAGCCAGTGCTTGGTGTCCGGTGTTGCTTCACAAATTTTAAAAATGTTGTTCAGGTGCTGCAAGTCCTGGACATCGCCGGCATCGTGCCATCTAAACCACTTTTGCCTTTTGATTACAGTCACCATTGCATCCACCCATAGCGGTGACTTCATTGCTTCCAGTCTTCTATATTGAGCTGCTTTGATTGCCGGGTACCTGGTATAATTACCTTTGAGCGCGTAACAGCTGGCGCAGACGCTGCCCTTCACCAGTCTAAGCTTGGACCCGGTTTTGCATTCCCAGGCTGGCAGGCTGTAAGATAGTCCAGGCATCTTGCTTGTTCTGGTAAATCCTTCTGTAATTTTAACTGCTTCTTTTACTTTCATAATTTCTCCTATAAACTCCTATAACATTATATAATTCTCTTGTCAAGCTTGCGGCTTGAAGCTTGCAGCTTGCGGCTTGTTGCTTGTAGCCGTTGGCCTCGAGCCAGCGCCAGTGCTGCACTAGTATTTTAATACTAGGAAGGCCAGGCTGTCTACTCATCTTGCAATTGATTAATGAATTTTATTACTTCTTTTAATTCATCTTTGTCGAGGACTGTAATTTTTTCTTTTATTTCTTTTTCTAGTTCTTTTATTGTCATAATTTATTCCTTTCTAAATTTATCCTACACTATCCCTTACCAGCTGTCAAGCGCTTGCTGCTTGCGGCTTGAAGCTTTTTATTTATTTTAAAATTTTTTAAGGACCCAGGCCCGAAGGCCTGGATCTAGTTTAATTAACCTAACCTGCTAATTCGTAACCCTTGGGCTACAGGATGCAGATCTTTTTCTTCGGGAACATTTTCATCTAAGAAAGCTTTTACATTAAACTTCTTAGTAAGAAACACACCCTTCTCACAGTGCTCATGCAATGCATCTCTCTCAGCAATTACATAAGGCCGCTTAGTAGTGCCGGCTGCCCACTCTTCAAGATCTTCTTTAGTCTTGAAGTTTAAGACCAGCTGGTACCTTTTTTCTCTCGGCATCTTTCTACCTTTCTCTAGCTTTTTGCTAGATCTACACTATATAGGATAATCCTTTAACATTCAAGTGCAATGTTGTCGCACCCTAGATACAACCTATAGTTGTAGTTGCAAATTAGAATCATTCTAAAGTGACCAGCCAACGCCAGGTTACCTGTGATCTAGCGGCGGCGGCGCGTTGACTGATCCCAGGTTGCTATTCTAGGGCTCCCTATTTTGACGGACCAAATAGTATCATATGTTTATTTGGCTATCGTATAGCAACCAGGGATCAGTCCAGCGTTGCATGAAGACGATGCGCAGTGCATGGTGTGACATACAACCTGGAGTTGTCCCGAGAGTTTCCCAATTTTAAGTGTAGTACAACCTCTCAAATCGAACACTGTTATTTTGAGTTTTTAATTCCGTAAATAACAAAAGGGAATATATCCTATATAATCCCTTGACATCATATTGTCAATAGTATAAAAAACTTTTTATGAAAGGAAATATAAATATGGAAAAACAAAAAAGAATAACACTTAACGCAGATAAGCGAAAAGTGATTGCT